TCCTGACGCTTCATACGGTCGGATTTTAATTTTGTTTCCGAGGACAACATGGATTTAGCCATGGATGTTTCGGCTCGAAGTTCAGCAAGATCCTCGTTCTGCTCTAATTTATCTTCACTTATTTCCTTGTTCTGCAATAACTTCGATCGATCCAGATCGGTTCGTGAGTCATCGTAACGTTCTTTTCGTTGATTTTCCATTGCTCTTAAATCAAGTTCTCTTGCTCTAAGTTTGGCAATCGGATCATTATCGAATTGAGAAGTAATGGATTTTTCTTCCTTCAGAAATTCTTCCATCATTTCAGCTATCAGCTCCGCTTTACGCGATTCGAGGTCTTGAAGCAATTGAGCCTGTTGAGGCATTTGTAAATTTTGTCCCATCATCTGTAGTTGTTTTAACTGGTCGGCAAATTCTATTTCAACCTGTTCCTGAGCCATGAGACTAATGTGCTCGAAAATATTCTTTTCAATCGCGGCCATCACCATCGGGTTATTTCGTGCGAGGTTCGTGGCCATAAAATCTAAGTGCGCCGTAAGATGGGCACGATGATTCTGACCTCGATACGCTTGAAATTTCTTTCCACCCATAGCATCAATATGTTCAATCGCAGGATCTTTTGGAACCTGCGGAGGAGGGGGAGGTAAAATACGATCAATTTCATGAACCCCTAAGGCTTCGTACATTTTACGATACGACATATAAACATCATGAATTTGAGGATTGGACGTTGCCAATTGTAATTCGGTTTGTGCCAACATAATTCGTTGGGACTGTGAAAAAATATTTGGATCAGCAATTGGAAGAATATCTACCCGAGCGTCAAAATCTTGAACTTTAACCATACGATTGCCACCAACAACATCGTAAGGATATTCGGGTGGTAAATAAGTAGCAAATACTTTTGCCAATAAAGTATATTCATCACGTAGCCCAGCATAAAGTCTTTTATGAATGGCCGACATCGTTCGGCTTCCTCTTTCTAACAGAGCCACGGTCGTTCCCACTGCTGCCTGTTGATTCCCATCGCCTACTTGTAGATCCGCTATAGATGCGAATCTTTGTCCTGCTTGGACTACGACCCCCATAAGAGCTAGTAAAGTCTGTGACGGTTCCTTGTAGGGAAGAGTTGTAAAGGCTTCACGAATGTTCCCTCCAGGTGCGTCGATGTCTCGAAATTCGCCAGGTTGTAATGGAGATGCATCATCACGAATCCGCACACCACGCATCTTGAAACCTGCGGGGAGATTCGATAATGTTGCTGCATCAAGTAAACTTCTTAAAGCTACGGTCGCCGTTCGCGATAGGCCACCGATCATATGGATTAGTCCAAAGCCGTAAAAGCCTAGACCAGGTAAAAATTTGAAATGAACAAAATACTGAATTTTTTTCTTTAAAGGATCATCTGCATTATAATTTCGTCTAATCGATAATATTTTTCTAGACGCTTCTTCCACCGTTACAATGTAAGGCAGTCTAATCTCGGTTGGTTCTCCTTGTTGATCCACATCTTCAAAACCTTCCAGATCCAAATTCACATGACATTCAATTAAAGTATAAACGTCTTCGGTTCGACTTTTCTTAATCCCTTCGATTTCTCGTTCTTTTTCCGTGACTCGGTCATCAAAAGAATCGGACGGCGGAGCAAGTTCAATGTCGCGATAGAATCCTCCTACCTGTTGTTTTCGTAAATCATTTTTGGAAACTTTTAATACGTGCATGATTGCCTCAGCATCCTGCAAGGAGGTTGCCGTATAAGGCACCACTAAATCATCGGCAGGAATGAATTTGGAAACCGCTCGACCGAGTAACTGATCATAATAAACTTTTTTAAAGGTTGAACCGATTAAGGGTAAATAAAATAACATCTGGTCAAATTCAGGTTCGTATTCCTTCATGACCGATGTCAATTGATAATTCATAAAATCTTTAACCCGATGTGCCTGTTGTTGACGCTGAATATTAGTCAAGCCAAGAATCTGAGTTCTAACAGGTCCGCCTGCGGGAAAAAGTTCTTTATAGGCTAATGCCTGAAACTGGGTTACGGCTTCGGCTAAAACGGGATGGGTTGCGCCACTCGCTCCCCGAAAAGGCTCGGTTCGCGTTTCATATTTAAAGCCTAAAAGATCGAGGCCCTTGGTATATGAGTCTTCCCATTCCTTTCGGGAAAAACGATATTCCTGGTAGGAATTAAAAAGTTCACTGCCCAAACGATCAATAACCCGATCAGGAAGCAGTTCGGATAGATTATCAAAGTGCTTCTCCGTTCCAGGCTGGTTCACGGCTCGTGGATCGAAAGTAACTTCCGCACCTCCGTCGTCCGTGGGTGTAATTTCAACAGGACCTTTTTGTTCAACAATCTCTTCTTGAACCATCTCTTTTTGAGGTGCAATGGTAACTGTTTGTTCTACGTTAGGTAATGATTTGTCGACGTCTGCCATTTCTAGTCTTCTCCAATTTAATAGGTTTAACTTGTTTTAGCTCAACTTTCAAGCCTTGTGGTAACGGTCCCCGTTTAGGAGGAACAGTAAGGGTTAATCTTTTGATCATTTATAATTTTGGATTAAAGAGACAATACCCCCATCTTTATATTCATCTTTTCTTTTTTTAAAACCAGGATACAAATCTTCCCCTGTTGATTCGGATTCAAAATAAGGAACAAAATCATCATTAGGGTGATGTAGTTTTTCTCTATCTCGATATTCTCGAGTTGCTTGTCCTTCATCCCAAAAAAGCCAAGGCACGCCTTCAGCTAGGTCTGGATGACTAAATAAGTCCATCCAACGTTTTTTATCCTTATCCCAATAATAACTCTCCTTCTGACGTGCATTTTGCCAATTCGGGTCTAATTCATTAATTTCACGTTTTTTTATATATTTTTGTGCGTCCATTCTTATTGCAGAAGGAATGCCGACATCTTCGTATTCATCTGATGCCAGTGTATATGGCCACTTAGCTGTACTTTTTCCACTCGGGTGTCCTAGAGCCGACGCTGGATAATCCCGTGCATCATCAAAAATCATTTGTGCATATTCTTCTCCCATCGTGGGTGCCAAGTCATATTCATATTTTGATATATCATCCATCCTCTCATCATCACGCTCTAAAAAGTCCCGCTTCCTATCAACTTTATATTTATCTGTTTGAGAAATAGGACCAATATTCAAACTAACAGGGACGCCTGCACTTTCTTCAGTTTCTACCTTGTCAACATACTCATACTCCTCTCCCTTCCAATCAGTGTCTTTCTTAAGAACGTCTATAGTTTCATCGGAAGCCAAGTAGCCCCCAATCGTTCGTATCAATTTTGCTAAACTAATTTCTCCATTTTTATAGGATTCAATAACTATCTTAAGAACTTCTCGGTTAGGTTCATTAAGATCATATCTTCTCATAACCTTTCCTGCCACTATGTCAGTTGCGTAAAGATCATTAAGCGCCCAGACTTGGCCGACTAGGTCTTCTGCATTGGCATACCAATCCCACTGGCCCAACATATTAGAAAAATTATGTTTATCATAAACCTGGTAGGTACCATCCTTGTTTCGATAGAATCCCGCCTGTCCAAAAGTCATATCGATATTAACTGCATCATCGGTAAAGGCGTTCTTTAAAGTTTTTGCTTTATCACTTTCATAACCAATTCCGCTATGACCTTCCGACGCTCTCCCCTGACTTCCCGCTCCTGAAGTGGCAAAGCCTGACAGAGCTTTACTAACTTCTGCTTCGGTTACTCTTTTTTTAATTTCTGCCAATTCACTTTTACTGAAAAAATCTTCCGTAATCTTTTTTTTAGATCCTGAAACCGAGCGAATGTATAATCGAACAGAAGAAGGAAGAAGTTTGTTTTGGGTTAATTTCTCAACGAGTTTTACATTTTTCTTGGCCCATGCTCCAACCTTGTCTACGTTTTCAGGCGTTAGAATCCAATCGAGTAATTTCTTAGGTATGCCGAAATCTTTGGGGGTACCGTCTGCCAGTCCTACTCTTTTAACAGAATAATCTGCTAATATATTTTTATCGATCATTAGATATCTCTACTTCGACCTGGAAGCGCTTTATCGATTCTACCACCATCTGCTTTAAGATTAGGTGGCTTCTTTCCATAAATTCTAAGAAGATCATCAAAGTTAACTTTCTTTCCCTGTTTTTGCATTTGTAGAATAATACGATCTCCAATGTTTACAACTCCTTTCTTAAGCTTCATTCCTTCTTCAATTGCTTTAAGCTCTGAACTAGGTCGAGGTGAAGTTCGAACCTCAGGTTCTATCTTAACCTTTTCCATCTGTTTACGAACTTTTTTACCTTCATCAATAGTTTTTTTAGAAACACTTTTAAGATCAGCTCCTTTAAAATTTTTATAATAATCTTTGGCTTTGTTAAGTAACTTTGGCCACTGGCTTTTGAGAATTTCTTTTCCTCCCTTGCTAGCTTCCTGCCATACTTTATTTAAATATTTTTGTTTGCCAACTACCTGCCAGCCTACACGCGCAACCCATGCTAAAAATGATCCATATCCCATAATTATTTACCAGTAATATTTAAACCTTTTTTGTTCAATTTGTCGTTCCACGTAATCTTCAGGGTGGTCAAGATAACCACCTTTTCTAAAGTGCAAGACCGCCTGGGTCATCGAATCGACCAAGTCGTCATGATCCCCATGGGGAAAGGCTGCACATTCTTCAATCATCTCCTGTGCAAAATCCTGTTTACAGGGAGCCCATATCATACCAGATTCAAATAAAGGTGCAACGGAATTTACACGAACATGTTTGTCGGAACCTCGGCTCGGTGTGAAATTAATTACAGGAATTCCCATTTTGCGCAGTTCATCGGTCAACGGTAAACCTGTTGCTTTAGCTTCAATAATGACCATCTCGGGCGTCCAGTAGTTAAATTGCTCCAAGGCCGCGCGCCTCAGTTCAGGAAACTCGTATCGATCCTTACGCACATCGAGCAAAATCAGATTGGGTCCCGAATCTTCGGTCGGTCTAAAAATTCCCCAGGTAGTAATCGCAGAATAGTCGGCCGTTTCCTTTTTCAAGTAAGCCGTATCATACGATTGAATTACATATTCCAATGGGGGAACAAATTCAGATTTCCAGTCACGCCACCATTCCCGTTTAATGATTGCACCTTCTTCCGAAGTCGGATTCTGCATCCATTGGGCATTCCATTTTTGTACCGACAGGGAGGCTTTGATCGAAGTCAATTCCTTGGCATCCCAGAACTGCGGCCAGACGGGATCGCCCGAAGGCATAATTGCAGGGAGTTCAACCACGGTCCACTGATCGGTATGCTTGCCCTGCTGGGACTGCATCAACATCGACGTCAAATCCTTCGTGGACCAACGCGTCATGACACAGACGATTTTTCCGCCAGGCTGTAAACGTTGACGGGGGCCCGAGGTATACCATTCATAAGCGCTCTCCAGACTTTTGTTGGAAAGAGCATCTTGTTCCGAGTGGGGATCATCAATAATTAATAAGTCCGCACCACGACCCGTGATCGCTCCGCCAACACCTGCTGCATAATATTCCCCGCCTTGTGCGGTTTCCCATTTTCCTGCCGCCTTGGAATCGGGTTGAAGTCTTGTGTCAAAAATTTCCTGATAATCAGGCGAATCTAAAAGATGCTTGGCCTTACGGCCAAACTTAATGGCAAGTTCTCCTGTGTGCGTGGTTTGAATAATCTTGAGTTTGGGATTTCTGCCAATCATCCAAGCGGGTAAAAGATAGGAAGCAAATTCGGATTTCGTGTGCCGTGGTGGCATGTTAATAATTAATCGTTTAATTTTGCCTTCGGCTAACTCATTAAATTTTTTAGCAACCGTTACATGATGAGCACCCTGAATAAAATCAGGCCACATGGCTTTAACAAAACTTAAAAAATCATTACGTATTTCATTCTCTTTAACTGCTTCTCGCCACTGCAGAATCTTTTGATTAAGTTCTTTCCTAACGGTGCGGGGTAAATTATTAATTTTTTCTTCAAGTGTAAGCATATGTAACTAAAAAGTTTTTAGTGTCTATGACCGTCTAAAACTGAGTATAAAGGTAAAACTATTGGGACCCCTATTTTTTCCCCCTAATTCATATACCATAAAGACCCAAAAATCAAAACCCAACTGGTACCTCTATTGATTCTTCTTCCCCCCACAAGGTGGGGTGAGTGCGCGTGCTCTCCCACCCCCAATCCCACCCCTTGGGTGTTGCGTGAATGTCACGCTATGTATTGTGGTGTTGCATAAATGTCTGTAATATTCTGTAACATTATGTGATTAGACAGTCATTAAACAACCTGATAGTGTGATTTTAGAAAGGAGAATATATTATGTCCAAGAAAAAATATAATTGGAGAGATCAATTTAAAAGTATCTCACCATTTCAACATACTGTACGTGGTGAAAAAACTGAAGCAAAATATAAGTTTAAACAAAAGCCTATCTATAACGGTGGCACATACACTCAAAGTCAAAAGGGATCAAGCTACGGTATAAGAGCCATTGAAGCTAAGGTTCATCCAAAAGCTTTTGGAGCAATTGTACGTCGAATGCCCTACGTTGGATCTAGAGAAACTTGGAGTGGTGAAATGGAAAGAATGTATGGTGGAATTCATATGAGCCAAAGTAGAGCAGGTACTCAAAGAAGTATTAAGCTTTTGATGAGAAATTGGAACAAACGATTTGCAGCATAAAACCAAGCAGCCCAGGCGACTAACCATCGCCTGGGTTTATTTATTTTTTTTAATAAAATGGGTGGGGGTGGGACTCGGGCTTCCCCTCCCTACTCGGCGACCGTGACATTTTTGTCACGCTATATGTAGTGGTGTGATAAATATATCACAGCTAGATGTGGTACGTGGTATTTTTACCACACTATATGTAGTAGGTATTCTTGTAATATTCTGTAACAATTTGTGATAATTAATTTCTTGACACAATATATAGTTAGTTGTGCAACATAAATATCACACAATATATAGTATGTTTTATTTAGTAGAATAATACATTATTTAGTAGAGATATTCCTATAAATCTATATAGTAATCTTGCTTATTTGATAGGCCTTAGAAAGAAACATATGAAACATAACGACATAAATAACCTGGACGCTTTTAATTACAAAGTTGCTCCAGCGATTATGCAAGTACCCGATCCAATGAACCCTGGAGAATATTGCAACGATAAGCATTTCAACAGAGTTCCATTAGTTAGATTAGGTTCTAAGGGTGTATCATCAACAGTAGTTGGTATTCACTCGGATAAGTACAAACCACAATCAACATTGGAAATTTTACAATCTTACAATAAAGTTTTAAGTGAAAACTTAAATTGTAAAAATGTTGAAATTAACGACAGCGTTTTTGATGGTGGAAGGAAGGCTAGACGATCAGTTATTTTTAATGATCATAGATTTGATATTGGAGACAAAAAAGAATCTATAGCATTAAAATTAGATTTGTTTAATTCCTACGATGGAAGTTGGCCCTGGTTCAGTGCATTCGGTGCAATTAATTTTGTTTGCATGAATGGACTAGTCTCAGGTCAATTCGCAATGGTAGTTATAAAAAAACATACTACAGGTTTTCGGATTAATTCGGAAATTTCAAAAATGCAGAATGCGGCTACGATGTTTAAAAAAGACATCGCAACATTTATGCGTTGGACTAGCAAGCATGTATCGTGGCTAGATGTTGAAAGCATGTTAAAAGAAACCATTGCTAAAAAATCTCAATCAGTTCGGGCAAGAGCATTACAAAAAGATGAAAAAGAATCTTTTAGTGAGCCAGTGCTAGAATATGTAATGAGAGAATCGGCAAGACTGACAGGTGCGGGTTTTTCAAAAAATAGAGATGCGAAAAATCAACCTTCAGTTTGGGACGTATACAACGCGGCTACACATTGGTCTAGTCATGGTAAAG